TTGATGGTTTGTAGTTCAACTTCTTCATAAGTCTGTTGCTTCTTGGAAGCGGCTTTCGCTTTCGCCAAAGGCTTGGGGGTGTCTTCTGGCTTGGACTTGGGCTTTGGGTTAAACAGTCCAATGAGCCAATCCCAGATTCCCTTAATGGCTTTGACATCAGCCATGACCCCTTCAATTGTCTTCTTAGCACCCTCCAGTTCCATGCGCCCTTCATGGAGCATTGCACAGCCTGATTTAATGGCTGAGACTGCGCCTTGGGCAAGGAGGAGGAGGCTGAAAGGGTCAATGGTTTACTCCTATTGACCGCTAAACAAACCAGTTGCCGAACCAATATTAGGGGCTACATTGCCAGACATTGATCCAATTGCAAAGGGGCCAAGTGTCGCTCGTCCCAAAGCAGGCAACAGTTCAGGAATGTCTTTGCTGATTACATCATAGACACTACGACCAGCTAATTGCTTAGATATTTTTTGCAATTTCTTTGGGTCTGTCGCTGTGGTTGTCAAAATTCTAGTCATCTCATCTGCCACAGCCCTAGTTTGTGCATCGCCAAGTTGAGAATAGTCACGTTGCAAAGCCCTCATCAAAATCCCTTGCACACTCATAGCTGGCAGTTCACGCACAGCTTGCCCGCCAGCCTTTACGTCTGAAATAGCTTGTGTTCTTTCTGCTGTTTGTGAGCCTTGCAAGACTTGCTTAGATGTGCTTTTCATGTCAACTTCAGACTTCATATTTTTCATAAATTGCTCAAAAGTCTTATCTCCAGCTTCATCTTTTGGAAATGTTGCTCTAAGCACTCGTAGATTTTTTGGGTCGTTAATGATTTTTAACGCTGGATTACCTGTTGGGCCAACAACTGTTGCCGCTGTTTGCGCTCCACCAAGACGATCAAGCAAGTTTTGCATAACACCAAGACGCAAGCCTTCAAGTTCTGATTTGGTCATTGTCTTCATGTCANTTAACAAAACATCAACATCTTTAGGCTGTTTATTTAAAGCTGTNCGCCCTTCTTCCATTGCGTCCATAACAGCCGTGTCTGAAGCCCAAACTCGTCTTGCATTTTTGTAGGTGGGATTAGCGGCATCTAATTGGTCAAGAAACTGAATCCGAGTGCCTTTTATTTTCCCAAGTTCAGTTGAACCAATGCCGCTAGTTGGACTCTTTCCTGTAAAAACAACATCATCCAAACCCATCTTCATGTAATGTAAAAAAGTGGTGTTTATTTTAGTAACATCATTGCCGTCTAATGTTTGCAATTTTCCATCAACAATTTTTACGTTAGGCAATTTAATGCCTTCTTCTTTAGCAATGTTAATTGCTCTGTTGTAGGCATCTTGCACACTTGGACGATTAAAAAGATTTGTTAACTCTGGCGTAACTGGCACATCTTTTTGCAATGCTCTTTCGTAAAGTTTTCCACCCAAATCAGACCTTGCATCTTTAAGCGCATTGAACTCATCAAAGAAAGCCGCTTTAGAGCCAAAAGCAACTTGCAAGTCAGAAGTTAGTCGAGAAAGAACGCCCTTGTCTCGATTCTGCAAAAACTCTTGTGCTTGTTTTTTCCCTGGGCCAGGGATAGTATTTGCCGCATCTAAATATGCTCTGGTATTTGGGCCAACATCAGCAATGGAGTAAGGCTTTCCCTTTTGTTCAAGCACAAACTGGATGGCTTCATCCACACCGCCCTTGTCATTGATAAGGGCTTGTTTAATTAGTCCTCTTGCCTCATCAGTACCAATGCGTTGGGGGTTACTAAAGATAGACTTTACAACGCCTCGGTAGACAGCCCCAGCGCCCATGCCGACCCCTTTTGCTATTGGTAAGACTGCCAAAGAAGTTACTGTACCAATGCCTCCAGATTTTAGTGATTCAGGGCTAAAAAGTTCAGCTTCTGATTCACCAAGACCAGCAGTAAATCCTGCCGCCCCAGCAAGTCCCATTTGTGCAGGAAAACTAGTGACAGGTTTTTTTGTAACCAAAGCAGGAACTGCTGAACCAGCAATGTTTGCTGAAATACTTTTGGCTGGTGATTCTTTTGCATATTCACTCAAACCAATACGTTCCATTTGAATGGCAACATCTGTTGGCGATGGCGCTGGCTTGTCTGGTGCGCCTAGCTTAAGTTGTTTAGATATTTCATCTGGCCCAGGCGTTAAGTAAGACTTTAATGCACCAGTAACATTTTCTGAAAAATTAAGACTCAACCCTTGCAAGAATTGACCAAACCCGCCAGTTGTAAAACTTTTTGTGTTAAGTTGTTCAAGCATTTTTGTGCCTGAATCGGTAATTTTTCCTTCTGACTTGGCTATTTCTAGTTCATCCCGCAAATCAAGAATTTGGTCATTTAACGAAGCCATAAGTTACCCCTTAATTTGTAAGACCGCCGCTTTTTAAAGCGTTACGGGCCGCTGGATTTCCTGTTGACCTAGTTCCAAGATCATTAAATCTTTTGCGTAAAGAGTCAGACGCTGGCCCGTATAGCGGGCTAGTTTTCGTGTATTGATCAAACGCATCATTAAACTTTGTGTAAGCCTGAACAGGATTGTTTGTAACTAATTCTTGATTAGAAGCCAAAAATTGGTTTGTAAATCTTGCTAAATCTTGTTCACGATTTAGTTTAAGTTGCAATGCAGACAACAATAATTTATTTCCTTCTGGCGTTTTAGATAATCCTGGCGCTCCTGTTGAAATAAATTTCAAATCTGTATCTGTTGGGTTTACACCAAGTTGTTTTACTTGCGGCAAAATTACACCAGTTGAAAATGATTGAAACGCTTCTTGTCCAGCCAATCCCTTGACTTTAAATTCAGGATCAAAAAATTGTCCAGCACGACCAAGCTGAAGCATCGTATCCTGACCAAAACCAGTTCGTACACCTTCATCAAGCAAAGTTTGCATATTTTGCACAGCACCAATTGCGTTGACAGCGGCACGTCCAGCCTTAATATTCGATGCAACGTTTTCCATAAATTGCTCACTAAATCCCTTTTGCGTATTGTTGGAAACTGTATTTGTAACATTAGTGATGGGCCTCTTGGATTGCGCTATAACAGCCGCTTGTTTAGTAATGGCATCCATTGCCTCTGGTGTCTGAGGTATCTTACTAACATTGGCAGTCCCAAACAACATCAATGAGGCATTAGCATAATCACCAGTAAATGCCTCTTTCTTGATCGGGCCACTAATCAATGGTTTGTAACCACCATCGGGTAATCTCTGATAAATTGTTTCGCCTTCTTTGACAATTTGAGTTTCTGGTAACAATGCTTTTTCTGCCGCTTTAGCCGTAGTTAATTGAGCAACACCCTGTGGGCCAAGAGCCATCAATTGAGGAGCGACACGGGAGATGTCATAACTTGGCGCAACCGCTGGAGCAACTCGTTGAGGCTCCAAATAAGACGTATCTGCCGCTTGATCAATGACAGTTCTTTCAGGAACAATTTGTTCTGGTTTGCCTGGGTCATACGCTCTCATTGCAATGCTTTGAGCCATCATTTCACGCTGTGTCGCCAATTGCCTTTGTTGTCTGGCAGTAGCATCATCACGAACCGCCAACAACTTAAATGCTAACTCAGGAATTCCAGCCTGTTGCGCTCTTTCAATACCAGTAGCAATTGATTGTGGATTGGTAATATCTAAACTTTTTAAGATTTGATCTTGTGCCGTGATCTTTTGTAACATTGGGTCTTGACCACCTAATAACCCACCAATGCCACGACCTAGTTGCTGACCAGCCCTAGCCGCCATGTAGTTAACCGCTTCATAAGGGTTTAACTGAGCCTGTTGAAGTGCCTGTGCTTGTTCTTGCAGTTGTCTGGTATCTTGATACGACTCAGGAGTTATCCCAAACAAACCACTCATTATTGATTCTGCCATGATTATTCCTTTAAAAAGGTGTGATTCCCATAAATTCAGAGTTTGTAAAGGATGAGTATGGGTTATTACCGCTACCAAACAATTTACCTAATCCACTTGTGAACTGACGATTCTCACCAAGATTGGATAGGGTTCTTGAGAATGGGTCTAGCGCATTGGCTGGTTGCATAGCCCTTGCCGCACCTAATCCACCCAATAGCAACGATTGTCCTGCTTGTGCGCCTCCTTGCATTGCACGACCACCCAATTCAGCACCAAGTCTTACAGGCTCATAAGCAAGTTGATTTACTGTTGATGCTAAACCCAAACCAGTAGAGAATGGAGACAATGCACCAACTTGACCAGTTTGGTATTGGTTAAGCAAGTTAGAACCTGCGCCAAACAATCCTGTGCCAAAGGCAACTTGTTGTTGACCAGCCTGAGTTGCATTTGCCGCCAATTGAGCATCTTGTTGTGCTAATGCGTTGTAATAGGCTTCTAATTCAGGATTAGTACCCACCAAACCTTCTGCGCCACTTGGACGCAAACCAGTAGAACCTACTGATAAACCACCACGACCTGTTTGAAAGTTTTGGTTTCTAATGTTTGCCAACTGTCTTTGCCGACTAGGATCAAGCAAGTCGTATTGACTTGTCATGTACTTTTGAGCAACTTGCTCTGGAGTTTCTGCTAAATATCGTTCTCCAAGATTAAACAGACCAGTTGCCGCACCTGTCAAAGGAGCATATTGTTGTCCTGCCTGTTCTGCTTGCGTTAAACCTCTACCAGTTAATGCCAATAACCTATCTTGATAGGCTCTAAATTCAGGATTTATTCCAAGGTCAACAGTTGGCCTTCCTTGGGCATCAACTGAATATTTTGGCTGAGAAAATAGATCTCCAGCAACTCCATAAGGAGTAAATTTAGCCGCCTCTGCCGCCAATCTTGACGATTCAAGTTGAGCATTAGCAGAAGTCTGTGCCGCATCTCTTGCAGAGTCGCCAGCCATAGAACTGCTTAGTAACTGAATACCCGCAGGAATTAACGCACTTGATACTGGATCACCCATTTTCTTCTCCCTTATGCTTGTGAAGCATAAATTAAGGCTTTATTGCCATTGTTTAAAACCATTTGTCCTTTTACAACCCACCCAAAAGATTCAGCAAACTTAGTTAATTTATTGTTCGTTACATCAACGACTGCCAACAGCGGCATATCAACTAAATCTTCTAACTTTGCCAAATCCAATCTGTACCTCTTTTTTATCTCTGCTGACCATTTGAAAACATCTGTATGAAACCATAATAAATTGTCAAACAATTCTAGGTAAATTACATAATCTTTCCGAATGACCACAGGAGTCTTCAATACTTGCCTTCCGCAAACACATTCACAAACACAGTCTCATCTTCCAATGCCTCAATCTCATGCCACTCATTAGCCTTGAGGTTTATCGGTTGCGTGTACTTGTCAATCACTTTCTCAATTCCTTCTTTACGAATCACACAACTTCCTGAATGACAGACAGTTAAATGTGCATAAACGTGTTCATGGCTTGGTAACCCTTCACCCTTGTTTGCGTGAAACACATTCAAAGATGCCCCGTCATACATGACTTGGTGTGTCGGTGCAATTCGTATTGTCATTTTCTTTTTCCGCTTTCACATCCATCCACTTGCCTGTATATCCCATTGGTGCATTGATATATCTAACTTGCATTGCCATTGTCCCATCTTCTTTTTGAAGCATACGAAACTCTGGCGTTGAGTTTGGATATATTCCATAGGTCATAAGTCTTGCGTTCCTGTCGTGCTTGGTTGATCTTCTGTTGCTGTTTGTGCAACATAAGGAGAAACTTCACCAAACTCACCAGCCTTTGCTCTGTTATACAAATCTACGCCATGAGCCATAGTGTCATAACTTGTTGCGGCAAAAGGCATATCTTCATTAAGTTCTTGCCATTTAACAGTTAACAGAATAGAAGTTCCTTCTGAATTTCCATACACGGGGTTTTTTGCGTATTCAAGAGTAAACATTTAATTTTTCCTTTTAAGAGACACGACAGAAAATCCCAAAAACTCTGGGGTTACACGCACTTGGAATATTAGCCCCCATCCATTTCCATGTTCCTGATAAATTATTTGTTAAAAAACTCAACTGTGTATCCGAAGATTGAACTTGGTCATTTGAACCACCAGCCGTCCGATTATCACCACTATTCATAGCAGTAATTATTAATACGCTTCCCATGCAATAACTACCAACAGAATTAAAAGAAGGGCAAGCAACAACTAATGTGCCAGTTGATGTAATAGTTCCACCAGATAATCCGTTGCCTGTTGCTACTGAAGTAACCCCGCTTGCGGCTGGTGCAGTAGAAGTCCAAGTAGTTCCGTTTGAAGTTAGTAGATTGCCAGAGGTACTAGGGGCAACAAACTGCACATTACTTGTACCATTACCCAAAACTACATTGTTTGCAGTAAGAGTAGCCAACCCTGTGCCACCCTGTGCAACAGTCAAAGCCGTTGTCAAACCAGTAATAGAGGTAATGTCAGAGTTAGCACCAGAAGATGCCGCACTCAGGTTAGTACGAGCATTTGCCGCAGTCGATGCACCAGTACCTCCGTCTGTAACAGCCAAATCATTTGTCAATGCAAGTGTTGGTATGGTTACAGTACCAGTAAAGGTAGGCGATGCAACATCTGCCTTAGTAGCAACAGCAATAGCAATGTTGTCGTACTCAGTATTTATCTCCGTACCCTTAACAATCTTTAATGGATCACCAGACGCAAGATTGTCTTTGGTAGCAAAGTTTGTTGATTTCACATAATTTGTCATTTTTTCCCCTTAACTTAATCTGCCACGTTTAGATTGAATTTCAATCTTCTGAATAGATAGTTCATTACCTGAAATATTAGTCTCATAACCAGTTTGCACAACTTTGCCAGAACCACTTGCATTGACTTGTAAGGTCTGCAACGAAACGCCATCTGAATACTCGTTAGTTACAGAGGGCTGTGCGTGTACTGCGGTATGCGTACCACTACCCGCTGTTGTTGTATTGATTGCCGTACCAGGACTAGGCGTTAAAGACAAGTTACAGGTAGTTGTTGAAACATTAATGCAGTAATACGTTGTCAACACAAGTAACCCAGAAGGCAAAGTTCCAGTAGTTGTCAAAGTTATTGTGTTATTCAACACAAATGAAGAACCATCAACAGATGTAACAACCGCAGGGCTTGCATTGGTTATCGTCACAACCTGATTGTTTGGATTGTTGTACTCTGCAACCCCATACTCAGATGTTCCTTGTGTCGGAATAAAGGTAGTTGCGGCTAAGTAGTTAGTAGAGAAGTCAAATCCCCACTTCATTGTTACAAACTGGTTTGAGCCACCAATAGCAACAATAGACAATCTTTTCAATATAGAAGTAACCGCTTGATCGCCTAGATCAGCATGGTTTGTGTAGTACAAGAAACGATAACTACTTGTATGGTCTAAATAAGTACCATACTTGCCAATAAAACCATTCTTGCCAATCAGCAAGTCACCACTCCTGCGGGAAAGCAAAGCAGTTGGTTCAATAGAGTCCCAAGTCGTTACTCTGAATGAGTTATCTTGCAACTGCAATCTTGTGTCAAAGCAGAACACTTGCTTAACCAATGGGAAGGTTATCAGGTAGAAAGCATCTCTTTCTGAATAAACAGCCTTTAGATTGGCTAGAGTCTCACCAGCAATCGTAGACAACAGATCATTGCGTACATTCTTGGACAAGTCTCCCAATGGGGCTGACTTTTCAATAATCGTTCTAGCAAACGAGCGTATGCCAGAGTTAGACAAGAAGAGAATGTCCTTGCCCGTAGATGCAATCGTATCCCTTGCTATACAACCAATGCCACCAACTGTGTCACTCAAAGTCATGGTAGATGGCGTAGTTGCATTGGCATACACCAAGATTTGACGCTTACCAAAGATAATTAGAAAGCCATTGTGAGCCGCCAACCCTGTGATTTCATCTGCCCCGTTAGGCCATACCCTGTCTACATTTAAAGAACCAGAAGTTCCAGTAGACCAAACATGACCAGAAAGCAAATCAGAGAAAGAAATGGTTGTTATGTTTGTAGTTGTACTTGCCACCCACAAGCGACCATAAGCACTAATAGCAATGTTTGCATTTGGCACAGTACCAACGTAACCAGTCTTCTCAGACACACGCCTAAATGTTGTAGTGCTTACCGCAGGGTCAAAGATCAACGGGTCATGCCCTGATTGAAAGAAGAAAGTTATTGCATTTAAGGATGTGCAATGCCAGTTGTTTGCTGTGATAGTAGGGGCAGTACCNCCACCACCATAGGTCAACTCTGAAACAGCGTTTGAGCCATCCAACTTNAANAACTTGTTGTTACCAGAGAACAGCACAGTCAAAGTGCCATCAGCCTGAACTAACTCATGTATTACGCCAACATCATTTGCACCCAAAGCACCAGAAGATGAGTTAACCCTTGAGAAACCCTTGCGTGAGCCAATGCGTCCGTANTGGTCAATNACACAATTGGTGGCAACTAAAGCAAANCCTTGATTCAAGTCCAAAGGCGAATCTTGGGTGTTTAACCCGTAAAAGCCTGGTGCGCTTATGCTAGAGACTTGGATTGCTTGGCTCATGTTGCTACAAACTCCCCACGATCAGGATAACGTGTACCNTCCAAAGCAATATGGTCTGACAACATTGATTTGTATAGCGCATACGCCTCTGAGGAAGACAANCCACCATCTTCACCACGCTCCACCAATGCNCTTGCATAGGCGTTTTGAGCCACTAAAACATCAGGTACTTGCACCACAGTAGCGTCAGCAGACAAATTGGCTTGTGCTATGGCTAAAGAGAATTTAACTGTGTATACAGCATCTGGTACTGGATACAAGGTTACTTTTGTATCGTAACTACCATCTACGCCATTAAAAGCATAGTTAACTGGTGCTGAAGTGCCAACGGGTAAGAAGTTAATGTTGCGATTCATGGTGACAAAATCAATGTTTGTCATCCCTAAAAGGCTAGTGGTATTGATTGCGTCTAAGACTTGGAACTTCTGACCAGCCCCTGTGAGGGAGTAGGAAGAAGTGTTTGCAACTGTGGTAACTGTGATAGTTTGAACTAATACGTTCCAAGCAAAGGCATCCTCAATCTGACGCTTTGCATCATTGACAAACTTGCCAAGCAGGGTTGAGTAAGTTGTTTCTAGGTTAGTAGATACAGTTGGTTCACGCAATCGAACCAATACATCGTTAATTAGTTCTAAGTACGTCATTGTCTTGTCAATCCTATTTCTTCAAAGGTTGCTATAAAACTGAATGAACTTGCAGACTGAGTAGTTATTTTGATTTTGTCGCCTTCTTCTAAAACAATGTAGGCNTTGCCATCAAACTGCAAATATTCTTTTGTACTGAAATCAAGAGAAGTCAATATATCAAGAGTGCTATTAGCACTTGCGTCAAACCATTGAACAGTTATATGTTTGGTAGAGCCACCTGTATTGTGTATATACATTACAGTAAATTTGGCGTAATAGCCCGTAGGACAGGTATAGACTGTTGTGTCTACTGCCGCCGTAGGACTAACACCAACTGATAATGCTCTCATTTTGCCTTTGCCTTATTTCGTTCGGAAATAGACTTGGCTTTTGCCTTTGCGTCAGCCTTGGAGTTTGCACCCCATGCTTTTAACGAAAGAAGCAGTCTTGTCGGTTCACCATTCTTGTACTCAGCACCGCTATTACCAGCCATACGAGCCAAGAAACTTGCTCTGCGAGGGTTGTCCCCTGATTTGACGGGTGCTTTTAGATTACCACCAGTTTCCGCATTATAAGATGCTCTGCCCTTGGAGTTCAACCCCCCTTTAGGATTTTTACCTTCGGAGCGTTGCCAAGCGGGAGTTTTCATCACTTCACCTTTTTTGGTTTCTTTGCGGTTTTAGCAGACTGTCTAAATGCTTCAGCAGTTGGCGCACCTTTGCTACCAACCTTACGCATCTTTTCTCCAGAGCCAGCCTTAATTCTTGCTTGCTTGGCATTGATATTGGCATATAGACCTTGTTTCATTTCTTCTTCGCCTTCTTGGTAGGNGTGTGAGTTAAAACNTTACTACTTGCACTATGCTTTGCACCAGTCATCAAAGTTGACCCAGATTTATGTGTCTCACCTTTGTACAGTTTGCCATCAGGCAAATAATGTGGCTGGTTCTTCATATTAGTACAAGACCTTTGCCGTAATAGTTCCAGAGGTGTATGCAGTCACATTGGCTCTTAGATACATTGGCGCATTGGCTATGGTGACAATGCCATCGGCAGTCAATGCTGTACCAATCAATGCATAGGTTGTTCCATCCAAACTACCTTGAAAAGCAACAGTAGCGGTCGTTATCCCTGTAACTTGCAGAAATGCAGGCTGTCCTGCATCTGCTTGTACAGGCTGAGATGCACCAGTTGCAACTACTGCGCTTAAAAGGGTTTTTGCCCCAGATAGTGAACTCATTTACTTCTCCCAGATTTCTTCATCATGTTAGTTGCTGTGCGCTGACCACGCATAGGCATAGCCTTTGGCTTACCAACTGCCACCATAATGGCAATAGGCATACCCTTTTTCTCTGATTTCTTTGGCATCTTGCTTGGTTTTCCGTACATCATAAGTTTTCTCCTTGGTTAACTTACTTGATCCATCGTGCGGCAAAGAAACTTACCACGCCCGACAGGGCAGAGGCAATGACCATCCCCATCCAAAAGCCACCCTTAGACTGGTTTGCTAGTTCGAGTAAAGCACGAACATCATTGCTCAATTGGTGAACTTCCACTT